ATAAACAAAATATATCAGATGAGAGAGCTCGTAATGGTGCTAGTATGGGTTATGAATCCAATGGACCTGTTAGTGGTATCAAACAAAAGATATTAAGTGCTATCTTTAAGGAGTGTGGTATTAAGGCAACTGAATATCATCACGGATTTAAAAGAGGTGTTTATATGGCTATGATGTATGAGAACGGATGTGAGTATCTTAGAAACGAAATCACCGAAGATAAATTAATTCTTAAAGATAAGTTTAAGCAAGGTACTGAATACATTAACAAATGGTGGAAGAAACACGCAATCAGTAGATACACAAAACTACATGATGAAGGAAGAATTAAACCCGAACACTTATTCTACATAGATGCTATTGGAATTAGTTGGGAAGAAATGAAAGCAAAATACCTATCAGAAGTAGGAAGATAAAAAATAAAATTATGGCAAAAAGTAAAAAAACAAAAAAAATAGCTGAAGTGCTTGAACCAATTGGTGAAATAAAAATGGCACCAGCTGAAAAGTTAGAACAATGTGAGTGGTGTTTTCAATTCGATGGAGATGAACCACAAATATTTGCTTGGACTGGTGAGGATGATAGTAAAGATGAAGAACCAAAAGTAATGTTTACAATCACAAATACAAAGGATTCATATATTACCTTTACTCACAAAAATGGTAAATCATTTAAATTATTTGCTAGAGAATTGACAGATGAGGGTAAAGAACTTAGGAATAAACAAATTGAATTAACAAAACCAAATTTAGAAAATGAAAGTACGAATAAAGAAGCTTAATCCATTAGCAGAAATTCCATCATATGCTAAAGATGGTGATGCTGGAATGGATTTAGTTATTACATCTATCATTGCTAGAAGTGAGGGAGATATTACTTATGGATTTGGTATTGCACTTGAAATTCCTTATGGATTTGTAGGATTAGTATTCCCTCGTTCATCTATTAGAAAAACTGATTTAATTTTATCAAATTCAGTTGGTGTAATTGATAGTGGATATAGAGGTGAATTACAAGCTACCTTTAAAACAACTGGATTTAGGCCTAAATATGAAGTTGGTGATAGAGGTGCACAAATTATGATTATTCCACATCCTCCAATTGAGTTTGAAGAAGCAGCTGAGTTATCGGATACTGAAAGAGGCGAAGGTGGATTTGGTTCAACTGGAAAATAAAAAATAAAATATGTTTATAGAACAAACGGAAGAAAAAACAAATAATAATTTATGGGTAGAGAAGTATCGCCCATCAAAGCTTGCTGATTATGTTGGTAATGAACATTTAAAATCAAAAGTAGAAGGTTATTTAGAAAATGGTGAAATCCCACATTTATTGTTATATGGTAAAGCGGGCACTGGTAAAACTACATTAGCAAAATTAATTGTAAAATCAATTGATTGTGATTATATGGTTATCAATGCATCTGATGAAAATAATGTTGAGACTGTTAGAAATAAAGTAAAGAATTTTGCATCTTCTATGGGATTCAAACCATTTAAGATTATTCTTTTAGATGAGTTTGATTATATGTCACAACCATCTCAAGCTATCTTAAGAAACTTAATGGAAACATTTTCAGCACATTGTCGTTTCATATTAACTTGTAATTATGTTGATAAAGTAATTGAACCAATTCAAAGTAGATGTCAATCATTTCAAATCATACCACCAACTAAAAAGGATGTTGCAATACAAGTTAGTAAAATTTTAAAATCTGAGAATGTAGAATTTGAAGTTAAGGATTTAGTTCCAATTATTGACGCAGCTTATCCTGATATTCGTAAAGTTATCAATACTTGTCAACTAAATTCAAACAAAGGTAAATTACAGGTAGATGTACAAAATCTATTAGAGAATGATTATAAAAATAAAATTATTGATATCTTAAAATCAAATGATGATAAGAGAAATAAATATATGAAAGTAAGACAAGCTCTTATTGATTCTAAATCAAAAGACTTTACTGATTTATATACAACTTTATACGATACTGTAGAGGAGTATGGAGGTGAAAATACATCAAATGTAATTCTAATCTTAGGTGATGGTGTAAACAAATCAGCAACTGCTATTGATAAGGAAATTATTGCAGCAGCAACATTAATTCAAATTTTAAATATTATATAATGGCTAACATTTTAGGAGCAGGTGGACAACCAATCGGAGGACAAGAAGAAAAACCAATTCCATTAGAAAAAACTGAAGCAATTGGATGTAAGAAATGCGGTGGTGAGATTTTCGTACAAGGGTTTGGATTTCGTAAGATTTCAAAGTTATTAACAGGCAAACCAAAAGATGAAGTATTACCCGTAGAGTTATTCTTATGTGGTGATTGTGGTGAAGTATTAAATGATTTATTACCTCCGGGTTTAAAAGTAGAAGAAGAAGCATAATATGGCAGCAAAAACACTATTTGACCATTTAAACGCAATTTGTGATAAGAAAGACCCAAAGTATTGGGACACACTTGATGAGAGTGATAGAAAGACATGGAGTAACTATTTGATACTTCGTTTTCTTTCTATGAAGCCTGAGTGGATAGAACTAATTGCAGATATACAACCTTATATACAAGAAGCTCCGCCTAAAGCAATGTATCTTGCTTTAATTGGATTGATTCCAAAGACAAGAGCATTTCTAAAATATATGAAACCCGCATCATCTGAAAAGTATGAAGATTGGATTATTGAATTGGTAGCAAGGCAATATGAAGTATCTAAATCAGAAGCAGAAGACTATCTTAAAATCCTTTATGAAACTACCAGCGGTAAGATGCATATTAAGGAAATAGCGGAGAATTATGGTACTGACCCTAAACAAATTACGAAGCTAAAATTAAAGGTTTAGATTTGGTAATATCGGGTATTTTTCGTATCTTTATACAATAAAACAACATAATGGCTAAAGTATCATTTTCGCAATATAGTATGTGGAGTTCATGCCCACATCAATACAAATTAAACTACATAGATAAGTTAGGTGAGAGTTCATCTAATATCCATACAATATTTGGAACTGCTATGCACGAAACAATCCAACATTACCTTTCGGTTATGTATGGTGTTTCTAAAAAGCAAGCAGATGAAATCAATAAAGATAAGCTCTTATTAGAAAAAATGAGAGAAGCTTATAAAAGTGAAGCTGATAAAATGAGCGAAGGAACTCCTTGTACTCAAATTCAATTGGAGGAATTCTATGGAGATGGTAGGCGAATTTTAACTTGGTTAGATAAGCATATGCACAAATTCTATTCAAAGAGTGGATTTGAATTAGTGGGTATTGAAATTCCATTAAACGCAACTATTAAAGAAGGCGTACACTTTATTGGATTTATTGATATTGTACTTAGGGATTTGGCGGAGAACTCAATTATCATTATAGATTTAAAGACATCTACTATGGGATGGAATCAGTATCAAAAAGCTGATAAGATGAAAAACTCTCAAATTCTCCTATATAAAAAGTACTATTCAGAATTATTTAATATCCCTTTAAACAAAATTAAAGTGGAGTATCAGATACTTCGTAGGAAATTACCCGAAGACTCGGCATTTCCAATTCCACACGTATCCAAACACATTCCAGCACATGGTTCACCTTCGGTTACCAAAGTATATGATGAATTTATGGAATTCATTAATACTGTATTTGATGATGGTGGTGGATTCAAAGATATCGAATTTCCTAAAGTACCAGGCGCAGCAAAAAAGAATTGCAAGTTTTGTGAATTTGGTAATAGAGGAATATGTGATAAAAAGGCTACAAAATAAAATTTTATGTTTTTTTGAAAACTTTATATTTATATATACAAATATATTTATAATGAATCAAGACAACACAAAACTAACAACTGTGAAAATACTGAAAGACGTATATTCATCATTTAAAAAAGTATCTTTCGATTCGGATGTAACACTTCAAAAGCTGGTAAATAGAACAGTTGAAAGATATGTTAAGGACGATGACTTTAGAAAAGAAATGAATGAATACCTACAATTACAAATCTCAGGTTCACAATTTTAAGAAACAAAAATAAGTTATGGCAAAAAAGAAGAAAATACTTTTACTTTCGGATGATTTAAGAATGGCAAGTGGTATCGCCACAATGTCAAAAGAATTGGTATTGGGAACTGCACACAAATACGATTGGTATCAGGTAGGAGCAGCAATCAATCACCCAGAAGCAGGTAAAGTTTTAGATGTTAGTGATGATATTCGTAATACATATGGTATTGCTGATGCCAATGTTAAGATTCTTCCTTGGAATGGGTATGGTAATGCTGATTTGATTAGACAATTAATTAATTCAGAGCAACCAGACGCTATCTTACACTTTACTGACCCTCGTTATTGGACATGGTTGTATGATATCGAACATGAAATCAGACAAAATGTTCCACTTTTATTTTACGCAATTTGGGATGATTTACCAGACCCATTATATAATCGTAACTTCTATGAAAGTTGTGATTGGATTGGTTGTATTTCTAGACAAACATATGGTATCATTAAAAGATTATCAGCGTTAGATACTAAACCAACTTGGAAACCTAAAAAAGATTGGCAAGTAAGTTATGTACCACATGGTATTAATACAAATGTGTACAAACCAGCTGATGTATCGGCTGAATTCCGTAAAGAAATATTAGGTGATAAACAATACGATTTTGTTCTATATT